TTTTACTAAATCAAAATCAAAATGGTCTGGAGCTTTCCTCGGTTCCGTAAATGAAATCTTTAACTAAAATAAGGTAGGTGAAATAAAAATGAGTAATGAATTATTAGAAAAGGCCGCAGCAGCAGGTACAACAGTATCAACTGGCTTTGGCTCAACAACTGGTGGTTCAGGCGTACACGTTGCTTCAGAAAATGGCAACGGTGGACTTCTAAACCCAGAACAATCAGCACGATTCTTGGACTATATGTTCGATGCTACCGTAATTGGTAAAGTTGCACGTACTGTCCGAATGAAAGCTGACACAACAGAGATTGATCGTATGTCTATTGGTGAGAAGCTTGTAAAGCTTGCATCAGAAGGCGAGAACACAGCTGCTAACAGCGGTGTAACTTTCTCAAAAATCTCTCTTACAACAAGAAAACTTCGCATGGATTGGGAACTTTCAACAGAGTCTCTAGAAGACAACATTGAAGGTGCTGATCTTGAAGATCACATTGCCAGAATGATGGCAACACAGGCAGGTAACGACATTGAAGATGTTATCCTAAACGGAGATACATCACTTTCAAGCGATGCTCTTTACAAGTCATTTGACGGTGCAGTTAAGAAGGCAAAGACATACGGTCACGTAGTTGATGCAGCAGGTGCGGGAATTTCTCGTGCAGTATTTAACTCAGCACTTAAGGCACTCCCACGTAAGTACAAGCAGCGTCGTACAGACCTTCGCTTCCTTTCAGGATCAAACTTGATCCAAGATTACCTATACTCTAACTCACAGAACATTCAGAACGTTACTCCACAGGATATTGCTTCAGGCATCATCCGTGGTGATGTTCCAGTTCTTGGTGGTCCAGCAGGATATGTAGCTCCATACGCATTTGGTATTCCAATCGTTGAAGTTCCATTGCTTCCTGAGACACAGACAGGTACATATTCAAGCCCATCAGGTTCACATGGAGATATCCACTTGACATTCCCAAATAACGTTGTTATTGGTATCAAGCGTGATGTAACTGTTTACCGTTTCTTCTGGCCACGTAAAGACTCAATTGAGTACACAATGTACACAAGAGTTGGCGTACAGATTGAACAAGCTGATGCTTGGGTAGTCGTAAAGAACGTTAAGGTTGCTTCTTAATTAAATAAGAATTAACTACCGAAAGGCCCCCAATTAAATTTGGGGGCTTTTCATTTTAATTTAACAATGCTATAATTAAAGCACCTAGAAAGAGGAGAACTAAATATGTCATTTGACACATTAACAGTAGCTGAATTAAAGGAAATTGCAACCGAGTTTGCTGTAGACACAGAAGGTCTAAAAAATAAAAAAGACGTAATTGCTGCAATGGCAGAAGAAGGTGTAACATATTCCGTATATGCAAAAACACTAGAAGCAGTAGAAGCAGCAACAGAAGAAATTGAAGTTTTACCAAAATTTGACCCAAAAAATCAACCAGAGGATACAGTTTTGGTACGCATGACAAGAGCAAATTACAGATATGATGCTCATGGATATACGTTTACAGACAAACATCCATTTGTAGCAATGTCAGAAGAAGACGCTCAATTAATCTTTGATACAGAGGAGGGTTTTCGTTTAGCGACACCAAAGGAAGTTCAAGACTTCTATAACTAAACGTTAACATAAGTTAATGGAGATATTAGTAGGCACCAATTCACCAATTACTCATAGAATTTTTTGGAAAGGCGAAACTGTCGATGCCGACTCTTTGCCTATAGTAAAGATTTATGACATCACAGAAGATCCTGCTGTCACACCCGCAATAAACCCTGGAACTTTAATAACAACCATAACATCAGAAAAAAGAGAAACTGATGATGGTGTTTATGTTGCATATCTTCCTCTTGAATTAACAGATAGAGACAAGCAGCTAAAGGTTGTATGGGAATATGTAGTAGACGGAAGCCCAGTTAGAAAAGAGCATAAGCTTTTTGTTCAAACTCCATATACTGATTTGACTCAAGCTGCAGAAGTTTTAGGGGTTGGAGCAGATTATTCTGACCCTAATAACAAAACATTCTTTGATTTATTAGAGGCAGAAAAATATGCTAGAAAATTAATTGAAAATTATACACAGCAACAATTTTATTTGTATGATGATGTTACTGTGGTATATGGAGCTGGAACAGATATTTTGCCGCTCCCATATAAACTTTCTGAGTTGCATGAATTACATTCAAATGATATTTTGCTTGTAGATAATATTAACAATATCAATAACTTAGGTTATGATATAGTAGTTTCAGAAAGCGGATTTGGAATAAGAATTAATCGTGCTAATATGCTTGACAATACTGTATATGTTGCAAATGGTATGGTTCCTCCAACAATTAATGATTATGCAGGAGTTTTTGCTAAAGATGTTACCTACAGAGTTTCTGGCAAATTTGGATGGTCTGAAATTCCAGATGAAGTAGATCTTGCATGTATAGAATTAATGAAAGATTATTTCTCTAAAGATAAAGTTTGGAGAAATAAATACATTAAAAACATCTCCACGTTTGACTGGAAATTTGAATACGATTCAACAACATTTTCTGGAACTGGAAACAATTATGTAGATCAACTACTTCTTCCATACGTTTTAAATAAGATGGTTGTTATTTAATATGAGCAGTATAGTAGACTCCCTTATGCCAATGGAGGCTGACATATATGTTCAAGAAGATGAACAAGATCCAGACACGGGAGCAATTAAAAAAAACTGGAACTACTCTAGAACTATAGCATGTTCAGCAAAAGGAATAATATCAAATTCTGGCACAGCAAGATCTGGAGATAAACAAAATTTTTCAAATAGATATGCCAATGAACAAACAATTGAAATTAGAACAAATCTTCAAATTAACTATAGAGAAAAAATTAGCAATATTAGGAATATTCAAGGAAATGTAATTTGGAAAGAATTAAACTATCCGACAGAAACTCCAACTGTTTTTGAAGTATTTAGTTCAACACCAATAACCGATCCTTTTGGAAATATTCTTGCATATAATTCTATTGCAAAAAGATCGGAAAATCAAGAAATTGGACTCTAGCGTAGCCTTAATTCAAACTGCAAGCGGACTAGAAAGACTTATGGCTGGATCAGTTCCAGGAGTTCTTAAAGATAGTACTGTGGCGCAAGTGTCAGCTTTTTTATATTATGAAGCATCGGTTTTATCAAAGCTTACAACAAATGATGCATTTAAGAAATTGTTTAAGACAACAGTCTTTAATCAAATAGAAAAAGATTTTTCAGAGTATTTAGATTCGCAAGCAAGAATAAAACAAAAATCTTTGCAGCATGTTTATGAGTGGAATAAGGCTGGAAATCCAGCAGCTAGATTATTTAAGTTAAACAGGTTAGACACAGAAGGCCTTTCGTTTAGAATTAATTATGATTTTAAATTATCAAAATCAACAGTTCCTTCAACTAATAAGCTACAAAAGAAAAAATATGTATTTGCAAACAAAGCCTCAATTATGGAATCTGGTATGCCAGTAGTTATAAGGCCAAGATCTGCAGAAAGACTTGTTTTTGAATTAGATGGAGAAACTGTATTTATGCCAAAAGGAACTTCAGTAACAGTAAAAAGACCTGGTGGCACAGCATCAACAAACCAATTTGCATTAGCCTACGGTAGATTTTTTGGCGGACCACTAGTTAATTCATCTATTAAATCTTCAGGCCTACAAAGAATATTTAACTCTAAAATGGCGGCAACCCTAGATGTTCCAATGAATATAAAGAAAGTGCAATATATCTTTAGCCCTGGTAAAATAAGATTACAAGCAGATGCAGCATTAGAAAGATCATTTGGAGGCTCACTATGACAGTAGATTATAAGATAGACGCAATGTTTGAGCTCCGTAAATTTCTATGGAAAGAACTAAAGGCTACAGGAATTTTTGATAAAAACGACTATTATTCAGATAATCTAAACGCTGAAATTATTCCTATAATTCCAGTTCAGCAGTCCCCAGAATTAGATCAATTCTTAAATGGTAAAAAGCATATAGTCTACGACAAGATTGGATTGTCATTTGAGGACATATGGCTACTGGCATGCGAAAAGGTTTTATTTACAATATATTCAACTGACATAACAGATATATATGAAATAAGAAACTTAATGATGGACCTATTCAGAAGAATGGACGAGTCCGCAAGAGATGTCAATAATAGCTCAGATTCAACTAAATTAATATTTCATAGCATACATGTTGTAGAGACATCACCCATCGAGCCTTCCTCTGAGCTAAAGGGCTTCTTGTCGGCAGATGTGATTTTAGAGGTAAAATACTCAAGAACAACAGATGGCAGAGGAAGATTTGATTAGTTGCTTTTAGTCAACTTATCCAGTAAAATTGAACTTGAGGTAAAAAGCCTAGCCAGCTTTGATTAGATTTAAAATGTAAGTCAATATATATATATTTATTTAACAGGAGGTTTTACAACATGGCAAAGTTTAATAATGCTAAGAATATCCTTGTTGGAGCTTCACCGCTCTTTTTGTCTACTAAGGACATCACAACATCAGGATACGTAGAAAACATGGAGCCTGGTACAGTTGCAGGTGTAGCTTTCGAAAACGAAACTACAACAGGAACACCAGTAGTTAAGACAGCAGGAAAGTCTTATACAGATACTCTTAATGCAGATTCAACAAACAAATTCCGTAACGTAGGTTACACAAACAACGGTCTTCAAATTACTTACAACCCATCATACGGTTCAGTAACAGTAGATCAGCTTCTTGATACAGCAAAGCTTTTCAAGGAGACAATGGAAGTTATGATCGCTACAGAAATGGCAGAAGGTACTCTTGAGAACATTCTTGCTGTATTTGGTCAGGGAACATCAACTCTTAACGATTCAGGAACAGGTGTATCTGCAAAGCGCACACTTGGTCTTGAAGCAGGTGCTCTTGGACAGGCTCCAAATGAGCGTCAATTAGTTGCAGTCGGTGCAGCACCACAAGGTGGATCAGCATCAGCTGACGGTACACTTGGTTTAATTACTGAGCGTGTATATTATGCACGTCGTGTTCTTTCTGTACAACAGTCACAGTTCTCTTTGGCTCGTAACGCAGCAACAACATTCCCAGTAACATTCC